CTATATAATCATACTTTGATATGTTGACTGAAGTGATGGTGTCTGAAGCAGTATCTCCTGCTGAAGCACCTGCTGCAATAACAATCTTGTTAGAAGCAGATCCTGTTTTATAATCTTCTGTATCTGCTGTTATAGTAAAGTCAGAATCTACTGATTCATCAAATGCTGTATTACAATTATGTAATTCTTTTACAGTAAACTTATCTCTATAAAAGACATCTTGTATCATTTCTATTCCACTAGGTATTTCCCACCTAGCATTGATTCTATCTGTATGTATATCAAGATTTTCTACAGGATCATACATTCTTCCTGTAATAGCTAGTACAGATTGATTAATAAATTCATCAATTACAACAGGGTCAAATCCGTCTTTCCATATTTCATAAGTTACACTACCTGCAATAGTACCTGCTACTGCTGCAAATGTTATTGTTCCTGTAGATGAAGTGTAATCTGTTATTCTTCTAGTAGTACCATCATAAGTACCTGAAGTAAATCTTATATAACTTCCTATATATTCATCATCTCCACCAAACAATGTAGTATCTAATGCAGTAGTAGTAGAACCACTTCCTGATGTAGTACCGGTAATCATTTTACCAAGGTTTCTACCTATTGCTTTTCTTAAATCTTCTAATGTTTTACCATGTGTTATTGCCATAGTTTACTTCTTCTTTCTTTTCATTGCTTTTTTCTTCTTAGGTGGTCTGCCTCTTTTACTTCCGTATGTACCTTTACCCATTGGTGGCATTGCTTTCCTCCTTAATTGCTTTATTAACTTGAGCTTCGCCCATTATTTTAATCTGTTCTTTTAAATGTTTATTCTCACGAACTAGAGCTTTGTTTATAACCTTAAGTCTAAACATAGGATCTTCGTTCATAGCATCTGCTATGTCAATTTGTTGTACAACAACATTATCTTCGATTTGCTCTTGCTTGCCGTTTGAATTTTCTGTTAAGTTTTTTTCTGTCAATCTTAGTTCCTCCAAAATAAATTTTACCTGTAGAGCTTTCATCTCTTTTCATTTTACTAATTCTTATATCATCTAATACTTTACCTGCATCTTGTCTTTCTTGTACTGTCATCTTAGGTTTCTTTTTTCCCTGTGCTCTTACTTGTGCTATCCATGTTTCGTGAGCCTCACCTATCATAGTTTCTACACCATTATGTGAATAAGGATCATTAACTATATAAGGAACATTGTGTAACACAGATCTTCTTTCTGTAACTGAGTCATAAAAACTAAATGACAATGATTTAATACTACCTGCTCCATACTCTCCTAAAAGAGTAACTCCAACAGGTAGTATTAATCTTCTGTCGTAAGTTTCTGATCCTACGATCTGCATAGTTAGTCTAAGTTTTGTAGAACAACTACTGCATACTCGTTATCAATACCTGCCAAGCTATGTACTCTTGCAACACCACCTGTGGTATCTGCTCCGACTACTAAACCTTGACCTGCATGGTTTGAGCTAGTTCCTATAGGACTTCCTATTGCAGGAGTTCCATCTATTTTTATAACAGATATTCCTCTAGTCTGAACCCAACCATAATAGTCAGCAGTAAAAGCATTTACTGTTACACCAACAGGTCTTTCAGCAACTGCTGCTGTAGCTACAATTATATTGTCATAAGGATTCTTCATCATTCCTACTGTATCAGTTCCGTTAGTAACTGCCTGATGTAAGCCTGCTTCATCCTCTATTGTTACTGTAGCTGAACCACTACTATCAAAAGCATCATGTTCTTTAATCTTGTAAAGTTCATGTACTGATGTAGCTGCTAAGTTAAACCATAGATAACCTTCTTTGTAAAGATTTTTTGCTGCTGCTGTACCTTCAACTGTTACATCAATAGTTCTTGAACCTGCTGCAGTTGTTGCAACTGCCAAGTCTCCGTCTGAACCATGATGTGCAACTAAAGCTTCTGCTGCTACAATTAATCCTTCTCCGACTGCTGTTCCACCATTGTGAGCATATCTATATTCTCTTCCGTCACGGAATACCATCCGAGTTCCAAGTTCAAGTTTTTGACTTGAAGTCTCTTCTTTCTCCTGACCATATGTTCCGTTTATTACGTTTGAAAAAGCCATTACACTTCCTTCCTTTATTTAATTCGGGTATCTTATACACCCCGCCTTCAACCGATTGTTAAAAAATCGTATGAGCTCGGTCAAAGGTTACACTCATACTAAAGAAGGAGAGGTTAGATAGAGGATTTCTTCTCTATCTTGACCTCTTCCTTTACTTTTTCTTGTTTAGGATTACACATACACTTTTTGCCTTTAGCTTCAAGTCTACATCTGTCATCCCATTCTATAGGAAACATTCCTATTTTAGCTCTTCTGATCTGTGTTTCAGCATCAGTTGGCTGTTTAGGCACTTTGGTTCCACATTTAAAAGCTAACTCTCCATCAGTATTTAATCCGGGAGTATGTCTAAAGTAATCAGATTTCATTTGCCATGAATCTAATAAACCCACTTTAAAATCACCTTTCATACCTGACTCCTTTCTTAAAGTATTAATTTCAGTTATATTCTTTTTTCCTTGTACTCCATAATTATGGTTAACCATAAATTGCCTCCGTTAATTATTAAGCTGATGTAGATACAGCAGATGCAGTATAAGTCATTGCAGCACCTTTTGAATCATCTAATTCAAAGACTCCATAATCACTTGTAATGACGACCTCTGTGGCCCTCATAGATGCATCTCTCTGTCTTTCTGTTCTAGTTTCTACAGAATTAAGAACTGCCATAGCTGATTTGTCAGCAATAACACCAATAGCATCATCACCTGACCCTGCTGTGTTACTTAAATTACCATCTTCAAAAATTTGGACATTATTCAAAGGTCGAATACCACTCCAAAAATTCTTTAATAAGTCTGCTGACCATCCACTAGAGATTTCACTTCCTGAAGAAGTAGAAGCCATAGTTGCTACTTGTCCTGAAAGATTAGCAATAGCATTTGGATGATGTAAAACATAAACCTGATTACCAAATTTATTTGCTTTAGCATGTGCTATACATCCGTGTAAATTAGCAAGAGTTAAATCTTTAGATGAAGTACCACCTAATGTAGTACCACCATTCAAAGCACTATATAATGCATGAACATCTGTATCTTTTTTTCTTGCCATTGCATCACCTAATTGTTTACCAATTATTGTGAATACATTGTTTTGTTGTTCACGAACAAGTTTATCTGTTAAGATAACTTTGGCTCCAACTTCTGCTGCTGTTAAGTCAACAGTTGTCATTCCAATTTCTTCTTCGTCAACAATGTCCTGACCATCTGTTAGATCAGATACTGTCATTTGTGCTACCTTAGGAACTGTTACTTGTTTAGCTCCTTTAGGAAGGCTGAAGCTCTCTATTAGAGCCATAGCAGGAGCATTATGCTCCTCGGTATATCTAGCTGCTGCGATAATTATCTTACTCGCATTCTCTAAATTACCTGTTGTCGCTGTCTGTGCCATTACGACTACTCCTTATTTATTAAGGTTAATAAATTACCCGATGCCTGCTGCTCTCCGAGCTGCTGCTTCGGTTTCCGGATTACGAACCCCTTGGTTATATTGATCCAATAATCTTTCCTCACTAGAACTAGCATTTGCAGGTGCACTATTACTATCAAAGTTCTGTGTAGGAACTTTGCCTTGCTTTAGTCTAACATTTTCTTCTTTTAATGCTCTAACTTCAGACATATGCTTTGCTGCTGTTTCCATTTCTTGAGGATTTTTGTACTTCAATAGTACTTCAGGATCTACATTGTATTTCTTCCCAAATTGTAAAGATGCTTTAAATTGCCCTTCTCTAAATTCTAATCCTTTTTGGTAATTTTGTTCTACTTGTACTTGCTGTACTCTGTTTTGATAATAAGTATCAGCAGCATATTGTATCTGCTCATTACTATATCCTTGTTGTGCTAACTGTTGTTTATAATTTTCAGTTTCGTACAACATTTGATTTTGCAAGTTTTGTTGTTCTACTTGTTGCAATCTTTGTTGTGTTTGCTGAAGTGTTTGTTGCACATCATTTTCAGGTTGTACAGAACTAGGATAAGTGCCTACATTTTCTTCAGCTTTAGGTGCTGTAGTTTCTGTAGTAGAAGTAGTTTCAACAGATTGCTCAGGTTGTGCCTGTGTTTCTGTTGTAGGTTCTACTGCAGGTTCTGTTGCAGGCTCTGCTTGAGGTTCAGCTACAGGAGCTGTGCTCTCTTCAGACACCATGTTTAGTTCAGGTTGTATATTTTCATTTTCGTTTATCATTTGTCCTCCTTATATAAAAATACCAAAATAAATTATATTCGTCAATCCTCTAACATTAAATAAATATCTCTAGACTTAGATGCTAAATCTTTTCTATCTTGAGCAATAAAATAATCTTCTCTTAATTGTTGTGCTCTCATAATTCTTTTATATTCTTTTGCTTCTCCAAGATATTTTATTCTTTCTAAAAATTGATAAGGAATAGGAAGCCTAGATGTATTTCTTGCAATAACTAATTGCTGATCTATAGATAAAGAATTCATTAATTTTTCATATTCTATTTCCCATTGATCCCAATCTATTAATTGTGTTCCTGCAATTCTTACTGAATCAAACATTTTATAATATTTATTTAAAGTATTTTTACTTGCAACATCTGATGGTTCAGGTTCGTCAAACTCTACATCATATCCTATTTCGTATAGCTGACCTCTTCTGTAACTTTTTAACTGTCTATATCTATCATACATATTTCTATTGCCTTCAGGAGTATTAGGATATAAAGCTGTCAT